TTAATAAAAGCCATTGGGATCACTGGAAACGATTAAGTAGCCATAATGGCTGCTTTCATCGTAAAAAGAGGTACGTACAAACCCATAGACACATCTGACTTCCCCAGCGTCGGCCGTGGTAATGGTAGACCAGTGGTCACAGGTTCCGCCATCCGAGAAATGAAGTGGTTCGGTGGAATCAGCGGTGAATTCCTTGGGCGTCGCAGTGGGGACCAATGTAGCGGTGGCTACCAGAGTTGCTGTCGGCAACGTAGTTTTTGTCGCCGCGGGTGTGGGGATAGGGGTAGAGGTACTGGTGGGTACCGGCGTTTCGGTCGCCCGGATAAAAAGAGCTTTTTCCACGCTGCAACCGCTTAGAACAATGAGTCCGATCAGGCCCAACAAGCAGATGATCATAAGTAGCTGAGATTTCTTCATGTTTCCCCTCTCGTTGAGTGAAATAAAAAAATCCGTGCAATGCCGGATTCTTTTATTCAAACTGGCTAAAACTGTCGGGGCGAGAGGATTTGAACCTCCGACCTCTTGGTCGTTATCCTAAATCCTATGGCGACGCGATTTATTATAATCGGAAATAACGAAAATGCGGAAGCGATTTCTCTCACAGAAAAAGAAATCGCAACCATGAAATATCTTATTGAGGGGGATAGCCATGGGGAAATTGCCATGAAGCTTGGAATAAGCGAGAGGATGGTATCTTTGCGGATTATGAATATAAAAAAGAAAACAGGAGCTCGAAGCGCCATTGAGGCGGCCGCTAAATTGATAAAGCTCGGATTGGTGTGACTTCCTGTTTTGGTAGATTGATTGAAATGAAAAAAAGATTTACTTTTGTAGTAGAGACAAAGTAAATCTTTTATTATTGGTGAGGTGAATATGGTTTCCTTATTGGTGATCTTGCTGGTGACGTTGTTCGTCTCGTTTCTGATCGAGACTCTGGTGGAGTATCTGTTCGCTCCATTCTTTGATCATTTCGAGAAGATGACGAAATATAAATGGATGCAGATGTATATCGCGTTTGCGGTCGGTATTGCTGCTGCATTCATTTACCGTCTCGATTTGATCTATATTCTCAGTGCGTTCTGGGCGCAGGCTTCTCCGGCTGCCAATGTCGCTTTATGGCCGGTAACTACTTTTGGTATGATCATCACTGGCGCGGCGATTGGTAGGGGATCAAACTATTTGCATGATATTTTCCAGACCTTCTTTCTAAAATCGAATCCAACAGAAGCTTTATCTGGCTCAGGAGATATTACTCAACCATCTGCTTCTTCTGAAGATAAGGTCGGGTAATCGTGACTTCTGCCACACAACACACTCCTCCCTGCATTCCTCTTCAAGAAATGCAGGCGTTTGTAAACGGCAATGGAAAGCCAGGCGCTAAAACGCGTCTGGCTCTTTTGGAAGATAGCCTAGGTGACATGAAGAAATCTATCGACCGAATGGTTGGGTGGGTGATTGGTGCCATGATCACATTGATCACTGGTGCTGTTCTGTGGATTTTCACCTATCTAATTCCCAATGCGCTCAAGGTGATCCGCTGATGCCAAAGCGTCCATTGCGCCCATGCTCATATCCTGGCTGCCATGCTTTAGTTAGTACTGGCAGCCGATGTGAGATTCATGCCAACTCAGACGATGCTCTGCGAGGATCATCCACTAAAAGAGGATATGGATACAAATGGCGCAAAGTTCGCGAAAGATTTCTTCATGATAATCCTTGGTGTTGTGATCCATTTGGTGATCATCATGGTCAACAAATTATAGCAACTCAAGTTGATCATATTATTCCAAGAGCAATAGGCGGACTTGATGGTGTAGATAACCTTGAAAGTTTATGCGCCCATTGTCATTCAAAGAAAACCGCAAAAGAAGATGGCGGCTTTGGAAATGAGAGATAGGGAGGGGCTATGAAAAAGTTTTCACCCTTCAAAAGTAAACCGTGCGTAGGTTTTCCGCGCGAAAATTTCCCCGATCAAAACTGATAAAAATGGATGCCAACAAAATCTGTAAGCACTGCGGTAATGAAATCGGGCGGCGGAAAGCACTGGACGAGCACAGAAATAGAAGCGCGTCAGAAAGCGCAAGCAAAGGTTACCCGAGAAAAGAAGAAAACAATCAATGCTCCCGCATCGCTGTCGAAAGAAGCAAAAGCCGTATGGTTCAGGATACTCAAATCCGTGGAAGGGCTGGAACTCTTCGACAACATGGATACGGAACTTTTGGAAAGTTATTGCAACGTTGTTGTAAAGAAAAAAGAACTGGAAAATAGATCGATGCTATCGGTAGAGGACACGAAAGCATATCAGGCTTACATAAGGCTGCAAAAGTCCCTGGCCGACTCACTTGGGCTATCCCCAGCAGCACGAGCGCGTTTGATTAAAAAAGCTGCTGATAAAGAATTAGAAGATCAGTTTGGTAAGGAATTTGATTGATGGGCGCAAGAAAATATCATCCAACCACACAATATGCTAGAGAGGTCATCAGAGGCCAAAGAATCGTTGGTCATTCTGAATGGCTGGCTTGCAAGCGTCATCTGGATGATCTGAAGCGCCAGGGAACAGAAGAATTTCCGTGGATATTTGACGAAAAGAAAGCAAACCGTGTTTTTGATTTCTTCAAATATCTTCGTCATATTGAGGGGCCCCTGGCGAATACCCCGATCGAACTGGAAGATTTTCAGAAATTCGATCTTGGCTGCATTTATGGCTGGGTGCATAAAGATACCGGGCTGCGCCGATTCGTCAAAGCTTCCATTTTCGAGGCCCGTAAAAATGGTAAATCGACAGAAGTGTCTGGCATGGCATTGTATGCAATGGCCGGAGATGGGGAAGAAAGCCCACAGGTCTATACTGCGGCTGTGGATAAGGGCCAGGCGAAAATTGTCTACAACTACGCAAAACGCATGGCCCAAAAAAGCCAGGCTTTATGCAAACGCCTGAAAATCAACATCGGCATGATCACGCACAAAGAGCGCGGTGGTGTGCTCATGCCGTTTTCAAAAGATACGCAAAATAAAGATGGTTTCAACCCGTCTTTTGCAAGCCTTGATGAATACCATGCACATAAGACTTCAGATATCTATGATGTAATCTGGTCTGCATTTGGTCAGCGTGCTCAAGCCCTTTTTGTGATTATTACAACGGCCGGGTTCAACGCTGGAAAAAGCCCATGCTGGAATGAATACGATTACTGTAAATCGGTGATCGAAGGGAAATTCAAGAACGAACGCTACTTTATCATGATCCGTGAGCTGGATAAGGGAGACGACGTTCATGATCCTAAAAACTGGATCAAAGCGAACCCCTTGAAATGTCTCTCTGAAGAGGGGAAGCGGTTCTTACAGGAACAGCATGATGAAGCCTATTCTTCTAAAAATCCGACGAAAATCCGTAATTTCCTGACAAAAAACCTTAACCAATGGGTTTATGGAAAGAAAGAGAATTTCATGGGTGAAATCATGGAAAAGTGGGACTCGTTGTGCATTCTCCCGGATGGAAGCGCATCCGAAAAAAGAGAAAAATTCAGCGATCTTACCCGAAACATGACCTGCACGTTTGGCCTTGATCTTTCAAAATCTATCGACCTTACCGCTGATTGCTTCGTGTTTTCTCTTCCGGATGGAAGAATTGCCGTCAGTGCTACCGGGTTCATGCCAGAAGCAGCGATTGCCACCCATGAAAAAGAAGACAAGATCGATTACCAAGGGTTTGCCGCAGATGGATGGCTCAGGATTACCGATGGAGAAGTAACCGATTATCACGAAATCGAAGATCATTTGCATGAATGTGAAAATAATTTTGGTTGGAGTGTGCTTGAAGTCGATTATGACCCCTATAATGCCACACATTTTGCCACAGAACTGGCACGAGAAGATTACACCATCGTGCAGATCAGGCAGGGAGTACAAACTCTAAGTGAACCAACGAAGAAATTTCGGGATCTGGTTGCGAGCGAGAAACTCGTTCATGACGGAAGCCCGTTATTGAAAATGTGCGTTGGGAATGCCACTACGAGGACCGATACCAATGGGAATATCAAACTTGCCAAGCCGGAAGATAACAGTACTGAACGTATCGATCTTCTTGCTGCCATCATCAACGCAATGTCAGCCATCCCACGGCTTGAAGAAGCCAATGTCAACCTCATAGGTCATTTTACAGAAGACGGTTGGGGTATGTAATGAAAAACTTGACCAAGAAAAACTTTTATTTGATCCTGCAAATTGCCGGAGTTTCCGGAATGATCATTACCACCGCCTTCTTGAATTTCTATATTGCATGTTACCTGGCAAGTTTTCTTTCTCTTGTGGCCGGTATTTACATTGAGGTCCTGAACGGGAAGAAAGGATAGAACTCATGGGATTAGGAAAAGTGATTCAAAACTTACAGAGCATGATCACTGCCCCCGTTGTACCCGAGCAAAACGGGAGTATCTATGATTATGGATTTTTACAAACTCGTTCCGGGAGGCGGATCACCCCAGAGTTGACGAAATCCATTGCAACAGCCTACCGATGCAGCAATATCATCTCTGATGACGTTGCGAGTATTCCGTTTCAAATGTTCGAGCGGATCAATGATCAAATTTCGCGGATTTATCCAGATCCCGTTACCAAAAACATTCCTTATTTGATCGAAGTGCAGCCCAACCGGTGGATGGTGCCATTTATCTTCAGAAAGACACTAAAACAATGGCTTATGTTCTACGGAGACGCCTATACGTGGTATCCACCCATGATGAACGAAATCTTTATCCTCGAATCTGATCGGGTAAAGAGCCATTTCGATGAAAAGGGAAACCTGTGGTGGATTTATACCCCACTCAATGGCAATACGCGAGTGATCCCGGATTTCGAAATCAAACACGAAATGATCAACAGCGTGAATGGCATCAACGGAAGGTCAATCATCAGCTATGCCAGGGAGACGATCCTTCGGCAACTAGCCATGCACGAAACGCAAACCAGCATTGCCACAAAAGGGCTGAACCCGGCCGGGATAATCAAACTGATTGGTGAACTGAAACAAACCGAGAAGGAAACCGCCGCTGACGCAAGAAAGAGAATAAAAACAGAATTTCTTGATGCAATCTCAACTACAAGGGATGCCGGCGGCGTTGCCATTTTCGACAAGACCATTGAGTCTTTTACCCCAATCACAATGAAACCTGTGGATGCACAGTTTTTAGAGACAATGCAATTCACGGATGTTGAAATTGCCAACTTCTTCTCAATGCCATTATGGAAAGTCAATCAAGGAAAAGAAAGTTACGAAAGCAACATTGCCCAACAACTTGATTATCTGCAAACCACATTGAACCCCTATCTCATTCAGGAAGAGCAGGAATCTCGAAGAAAATGGATCCCTGAAAAAGATCAAAGCTCAGTTTATTTCCGCGCCGTTCGAGAATCCATTTTGAGAATGGACCCAAAATCACGGGCAGAATATATAAAAGTAAAGATCGCCAGCGGAACTTTGACGCCAAACGAAGGACGCCAAATCGATGATATGAGCAGCTATCCAGAAGGAAATGGCTATTATTTCCCGTCGAATATGGCGAAAATCGGCGAAAACGGGAATCTTGTTTCCATCGCTGGAAATAAAAAACAAGGAGCGAAAAAATGAATAAAGTGCCTTTACGGGTAATCAAGGGAAACGCGAGGCCATTCGAGCCATTCTGGAACTTCGTCGATGCCGCAAGTTCAGAAAGCGGAGAAGTCGAACTCGAGTTTTTTGGGCCGATCTCGGAATATTCCTGGTCAGAAGATGGGATCTCTCCACAGCGGCTCAGCGATGACCTGAAAGAAAAAGGCGCAGGACGCCCCATTCGTCTCAAGATCAATTCTCCTGGGGGAGAAGCTTTTGCCGCTCAAGCAATTCGCTCAATTTTGCGTGATTATACGGGCAAGGTCACGGCTGACATCATCGGTTTGGCTGCCAGTGCCGCAACCATTGTGGTAACTGGGGCGGATTTCATCGAAATGAGGCAAGGCGCCATGTTCATGGTGCATGACCCATGGACCTGTATTTGCGGAAGCGCGGAAGAAATGCGGAAGAACGCTGACGTTCTCGATTCGATCAAGGAATCCATTCTGGCAATCTATCAAAAACGGACTCAAAAAAGCCATGATGAATTATCCAAAATGATGACTGACGAGACCTGGCTTACCCGCAGATCAGGCAAAAGAAGCCGGATTTGTCGACGTTGTGACCGATGGGTATAAAAGTCAGGCGAGAAATTCAATCCCAAAGAATTCGCGGGTTGGTTTTTTGAACTGTTTGAGAGGATACCAGCATTTGCCGGATGAAATCAAAAATGAATATCTGGCTAATGATCAAGACCCTATTACAGAGAATGAAGCAGGGAAAAAAGATTCGAATGTGCCGGTGGAAAAGCCTTCCAGTGGGCCAGAACCGGTGCAAACGCGCTTGAGGTAAAACGCCTCGGCGATTTTCTGGAAGTTTTTGGATAGGAGGATAACGAATGTATGATCTGCTGAAGAAAGTCTATGATGACCTTAAAAAGGCCATGGAAGAAAAGCAGGCGGTCCTTGAAGAAATGACCGCTGCCTACAACGATGGCACGGATGAAGGGAAGAATAAGGCCCTGGCTTTGCGCGAAAAACTGGATGAAAAGCAA